GCTGGTGGAACTGATGCAGTTGACAAGAGACCTTACACAAAAGATGACGTACAAGTTATCTTGAAAATGTTAGATGACGCAAAAGTTAAATCAATCATTCAGCAGGTTGAAGCTGGTAAGATGAAAATGATGCAGAACCCAGGCGATGATGCTTATGACAAAGCAGTTGCTGGTGAGTCAGTGTTACCAGAACTAAAACAGATTGACGAGTCATTTGAGAGAATGCTTGGAATGTTTTCACCATCACATATTCACGTTTCAGAAAAAGAAGGTGATCCAGAAACAGATTTCACAAAATGGTTAAAAATGAATTACAACAAAACTCCAAGAGATCTAACAGCAGATCAATATGCAATATTTTCAAAAGAGTTTAGAAAACAAATGAAAAATGAAAGCGACACGGTAGAAGAAGATACTGTGGAAGAAGATAACGCTTTCAACACAGCGGCGGCTAAAGCGGCAGTGGCAGGAGAAAAAACTTTTAACTTCAACAACAAATCTTATCCAGTTAAAATGAGCAAAGAAGATGCACAGAAATTACTTGATGAGAACGAAGCTGATATGGGTAGATTTTCACAGACAGCACAGAACAAGCCAATCATGCTCAAAGGCAAACAGATAGACTTAGACACTGTTGAGTATGATATGCAAGATTACAGTGATATGATATTTGAACCAGAATTAGGAATGAAATACACAGACGGCACAGAAGTTGCTGATGAAGATTATGAAGAGCTGATGCAAAACGATGATTTCGTTGAGTGGGTACGTATCGACTACATGGACAGAATGCAAGATCAAGCAGACATGATGCGTGACAGCAAAGAAGAAGATTCAGTCAAAGAAGGCGGAAACGCTTTTGATATAGCAATGGGTGATGCAGAAGCCATTATATCAGATGCTTCAGATGACAAGGAAGCAATGGATAACCTACAGAAACTACATGATGATGAAGATGATGCGTATGCAAAATCAACTATCAAGGACTACATGAGTAGATTGGAAAAAGAAGGTTTATCTAGAATGCAAAGTGATATTGCCATGGCGGACAACGCTGGTCCAGAAGAATCAGTGGATCCAACTATTGCAAGAATCAAAGATTTAGCAGGAATCTAAAAAATCCAAAAAAAAGTCAAAAAACCGGTTGACTTTTTCTCAAAAGATAAATATATTAGTAGTTAATGCTTAGATGCATTAATTACGTTTAGGCAAACATATACTAACAAAGGCTAACATAGGCACAAGGAGGCTAACATGGCTACATTAGAAGAAATCCGTGCGAAACTGGCGGAACAAGAAAAAAAGACTACAGGCGGTAGTTCAGTTTCAGATAACGCAATCTTTCCTTTTTGGAACATTCCAGAAGGAACAACTTCAACTCTTAGATTTTTACCAGACGCAAATAAAGACAACACGTTCTTTTGGGTAGAAAGAGCAATGATCAAGTTACCTTTTCCAGGTATCAAAGGTCAAGCAGACACTAAACCTACTATCGTACAAGTACCTTGTATGGAGATGTTTAATGAACCTTGCCCAGTACTTGCAGAAGTAAGAACTTGGTTCAAAGATCCTGCATTAGAGGACATGGGAAGAAAATATTGGAAGAAGAGAAGTTACATCTTCCAAGGTTTTGTAGTTAACTCAACACTAGATGAAGAGACTACACCAGAGAATCCAATCAGACGATTCGTAATTAATCCATCTATTTTTAACATTATTAGATCGGCATTGATGAATCCAGAAATGGAAGACCTACCAACTGATAATGAATCAGGAAGAGATTTCAAATTAACGAAAACTCAAAAAGGTGGTTATGCTGATTACTCAACTTCAACGTGGAGTTTCAAGGCAAGATCATTAGGTGAATCAGAAAGATCAGCAATTGATCAATATGGTTTACATAATTTAAGTGATTATATGCCAAAGAAACCTTCACAGGAAGAGCTCAACATAATTCAAGAGATGTTCAAAGCATCTGTTGATGGTGAGCTTTACGATCCAGACAGATTTGGTCAGTACTACAAGCCAGCAGGCTTTAGTAACAATTCTTCGTCTGGTGGTTCTACTGCGACTGCAAAGCCAGTAGAAACAGTTGCTCCAGCAGTTGCACCAGCAACTGAAACTGTAGCACAACCGGTTCAATCAACTCCTGAACCAGCAAAAGTTGAGGTCACAGAAACAGTGACAGCAACGGCTAGTGAACAACCTGCACCTGCAACCGCAAGTGCAACGGCTACTGAAACAGGTGGTAAGGTATCTGCAGAGGATATCTTGTCAATGATTAGAAGTAGACAGGCTGGCAAGTAATAGTGTATAATATGGCTGTGGGGAAACCCACAGCCTATAACTTTAGGAGAAATTATGGTAAGACCGTTTGACGTAAGTAAATTTAGACATAGTCTAACAAAAAGTATTCAAGGTATCAGTGTAGGTTTTGAATCTGATCCAAACACATGGGTATCTACAGGAAACTATACTTTGAACTACTTGATCAGTGGTGACTTTGATAAAGGAATTCCTTTAGGAAGGGTTACTATGTTGGCAGGAGAATCAGGTTCTGGCAAGAGTTTGATTGCTTCTGGTAATTTAATTAAGAATGCACAAAAGCAAGGTATCTTTTGTGTAGCAATAGATTCAGAGAACGCATTACATGAAGATTGGTTACAGGCATTAGGTGTTGACACAGCACCAGAAAAGATGCTTAGAATTAATTGTTCAATGGTAGATGATGTTGCAAAGATAATCAGTGACTTTATTTCTAATTATAAAAAAGATTATGAAGGTAAAGAAGAAGCTGATAGACCAAAAGTACTATTTGTAATTGACAGTTTAGGTATGTTGTTGACACCAACTGACAGAGATCAGTTTGAAAAAGGTGACATGAAAGGTGACTTAGGTAGAAAAGCGAAGTCATTGACAGCACTGATCAGAAACACAGTCAATTTGATTGGTAGTTTAAACATTGGTCTAGTAGCAACTAACCATACGTATGCATCACAAGATATGTTTGACCCAGATGACAAGATATCGGGTGGACAAGGATTTGTGTATGCAAGTTCAGTTGTAGTTGCGATGAAGAAACTCAAACTAAAAGAAGATGAAGATGGTAATAAGATATCAGATGTAACTGGTATTAGATCTGCTTGTAAGGTAATGAAGTCAAGGTTTAACAAACCGTTTGAGGCTGTACAGGTAAAAATTCCATATGAATCTGGCATGGATCCATATTCTGGACTTGTTGAATTGTTTGAGAAGAAAGGTCTTCTAGTCAAAGAAGGAAATAGATTGAAGTATATTGACAGATTTGGCAAGGAACATAAGCATTATAGAAAACAATGGACCGGAGAAAACTTAGATCTTGTAATGGCTGAGTTCAAAGAAAGTGAAGTTGCTGGTGAGGTAAATAAAACCGAAGGAGCAACGGCTAATGAAGATTCAGCAGGAGGCGGAGATGCTTCTTGAGGCATGGCAAAAATTGGTTGAGTATGTACCACAAAAGGACAGACTCGATGCCGCAAGAGCATACGTCACTTTAATAGATGACTTTAATTTAGATCAGTCATCACTGGAAGAAATCAAGGACAGCGATCACTATCTTGAAGCGGCCATAGAAGAATACTATGGACAAGATGAAGAAGACCGGTACGACGAAGAAACAGAGGAGTGGTAATGCCACAAGGATGGTACGGTCAGGTATCCGCTAATTTAGGAAAGATAGCAGATTGCATCACTTTCTACGAATCACAACTAGAGGAAGCAAGAGTCGAATGTGGACTAGCAGGCAACATTGAAAAGAATGCTACAAGGATTCCAGGTATTGTTGAACACCGTTTTAATCAACTACAAGAAATAGAAGCGATACTCGAATTTCTTAATATACAATTAAGGAAAGTTAGAAGTAAGTTCTATAAAAGATATCTTGAAAACTATCAAAGGGCACTGACATCGAATGATGTAAAGAATTATATTGATGGTGAACAGGAAGTAGTTGACATGGCAAATGTCGTAAATGAATTTGCTCTTTTAAGAAACAAATATCTTGGACTGATGAAGGCAATAGATGCCAAGCAGTTCCAGATCAACAATATTGTGAAATTGCGAGTAGCTGGATTAGATGATGCTGAATTGTTTGCAAAAAAATAAAGACTGTGTTACAATAACAGTATGCAAAAAGCAATATTACATATCAAAGACGAGGTAAACGTCAAATTCGAAGGACTTGACGTAACCACACGCCGTAAGATATCAGATAAACTAAAATATTTTGTTCCATATGCTTACCACTTGCCAGCATATAAGTTGGGAAGATGGGACGGGTTTGTTAGATTCTGTGACATAGGTGGCAGGACTTCGTTAAATCTTATTGATAAAATATTACCTATCATAGAACAACAAGGATTTGAAATTGAAATCAAAGATGACAGGAAAGAATACAAGTTTGATTTCGAGAAAGTTGATGCAGAACATCTAGCACATATTAATTGGCCAAAAGGTCATACACACGAAGGACAACCTATAGTTTTAAGAGATTACCAAGTCAAAGTTATCAATGACTTTATTGCTAATCCACAGTGCTTACAGGAAATAGCCACAGGTGCAGGTAAGACGATTATTACTGCCACATTGAGTAAGATGTGTCAGAAGTATGGTAGAACAATAGTAATTGTTCCTAACAAGAGTCTAGTAACACAGACAGAAGAAGATTACATCAACTTGGGTCTTGATGTTGGTGTTTACTATGG